GAACGTCCGTAGAGACCCGACGACCTCCCGGGACACAGCGCCGCCTCATGGCCGTGGGGCGGCGTTCGTGTGTCATGCACACTCATACGTGAAGAAGAAACACAGCTGGTCCCCGCTTCCCGCCGTGACTGCCGGGTCGATTCCAAGTAGGGAACCCATAGTTTGGTCAGACCTGAAGAACCAGATATCCCGGGGCCCTCTGGGGTGTGGCAATATAGGGTAGAAGAAACCAGCACTTATGTCATAATACACGCCTGCCCCCTTTATTGAGTGTAACATAGTGTTTCGTATAGCGGGCAGCGTGGTAGGTAAGTTGTAGATAATAAACTGGCCCGCTGTACCCGCCGATGTGATGTAGACCACAGTCTCGATAGTAGCCAGCTTACCCACACAGCGCCACCGCGAGTAGTGGTTGGTATACGTGAGGCCGACGCCTTGATTGACAATCGGCGTGAAGTCCCGCCAATCCATGCCAGCGCCGGGCTCACGTACCTCCAGCTCATGGATGCGGCGCTCCAAGTTGGTGATGGAATCAACCAGACCTTGAAGAATGTCTATGCTCATATAGCTACCGCCGATTCATCGTCGAAGTGTGCGCGCTTGTTTTCTTTGCCATCAGCTACGGTTATCTCCATGCCTACGACCTTCTTCACTTCCTCGATGCCGGCGTACTTAGCCAGCACTAGATCGCCTACGAAGTAATCACGGCCGTAGATAGTGCTCTGTGACTGGATAGCTGAAAATGAGATGCGCTTAGATGCCTTCTTGGCTTTCAGCTGTGAGTCCCCCGCTGCGTTCAATGCGGCAACTACCTGTTCAGCACGCGCATCGTGTACATGCTCGATGTTGTTCCACGGTGATGCGTTGATAGCTGTCAGGTCAAAGCGTTGTACGAAGATACGGTTTGATTCTTCGCCGGCGCCGAGCACAAAGATCGAGTTGGCTTCTTCTGAGCGGGAGACTGTGCCGTAGGGGGTGCTCATGTTACCCAACTCAACGGAGAACACCACACCACCCGGTGCTGATCGGTCTACACCCTTGCGTGGGTAGTACGTGCGGAACTGGAAAGTGGCCGCACCTGTTCGTACCACGTCGAAGTCTACACCGTTCGCCGTGCTAATTTCTTGCACAGCCGTCAGCACGTTCTTCCACGACACTGATCCAGACCATGACGGTGCGGCATTGAGGTTGCTAGCTACCGTCAGTCCTGAGACCTGTCCATTCTGAAGGCGACCGTTGGCGGTCGTAGAGTTCACGGCGCAGTTCTCGTTGACTATGGCTTTCATTACGTTGTCAGCCAGATCAGCCCACGTAGAGTGGCCCGTGCCAGCGTAGTACAGCACGAAGCGTCGGTGCAACAAATCCTCAAGGCTGCGCCCGTATGACGTGAACAGCTTGGACCCACGGTCCGACATCTGATCGACCTGCGTGCGGTGGAAGCCTGTGTACTCTGTGTACCAGTCTACTCCCAATATCGGGTTGTACCGGCGTACCTCGATGATGGTATCCGTGACGAACAAATTACGCTTGGGGTCGTCGCCCTGTAGCGAGAGAGTGTGGTACGAGAAGTCGTTGAGCTTGTGGAAGAAGTACAGCGAGTTCCATGTGTCGAGAATCCCGACCTGTGCGCCGGTCGTGTCATACACGATGACCTGATAGCGCCACTGAGGCAGCTCATTGCCCCACGGAGCGGGTAACGGAAATGATGTGTCCCCAACTGGCACGAAGCCTCCATAAGGCGTTAGCCCATATGGCTCTAGACCATATCCAGGCATAGCGGTTACGGCCCAACGGCTGCATCAGTACCAGCCTGGTTTCGGACGTGCAGCCGCCCGTCGGCTGTGGACCAGTACATCACGACATTCGGGCCGTTGGCTGAGGAGACGATGGCGAGCGAGCCAAGGGTGTTGAACTCGAAGGTGCTCTGCGGAGCGGCTGCCGGGGGCGACGTGAATGCGAACTCGGTGACGAAGTTGACCGCCGTGCAGTGGTCCACATGCAGGTCACCGCAGTAGCCGTTGATAGCCCGCACTGCCTGCGCGGCACCGGTGTCCGGTCGAGCGCCGTCGAAGTTGCAGTGGTGGATTTTCACCCCGCGAGGGTTGTTGACCTCGACTGGTGTCATGCCGATGGTGCTAGTGCCACCGGGATATGGGATGAAGTTGCAGTCGGCGATCGTCACGCGGGCGATCTTGGTCGAGTCGGCGCCCAGCACGTAGACACCGAAGATGGCAGTCTCGGCGTGCAGCCGGGTCTGGTTCTTGACCTGGAAGGTGCAGCTGGAGACGATGCCGCCCTTGACCGTACCGTCGCCGCCGCCGACGTTGACGCTGTTGAAGAAGATGTAGGCAACCCCGCAGTCGATGAACGTGTTGCCGATGATCTTGAAGGCTGAGGGCGCAGAGTCGGAGATGATGCCGTTCTCGTAGCAGTTCTCGTAGGTGTTGCCTTCAATGATGATGCTGTGCGAGGGCAGCGGGTTGTTGTTGGTAAAATTGGACCCGGTCTTGACGTTACTGATATGGTTTCCGCGCATCGTAAACGATGGGCACTCCCCAACCTCAATCCCGAAGGCTGCCGCCTGTATGTTCGTACCGCCGATGATCTGGTTCTCAGAACACACCGAGCCTCTAGCGTCACCGAAGCTAACGGCCCAGAACTCGCCCGCCACTGGAATTGTGTTTGGGCCATAGACGATGTTTTCCTCGACGCGGGAATTCCACGCACCGTTCCATAGCTCAATCCCTAGGGCGCTGTTGGTAGCATCAAACGTCGTGCATGCGGAATAGTCGAGCAGATTTCCCCTGACATAGGTGCCGAGGCAGTTGACCCCGGTGTTCACCTTGACCTTCAGGAAGTTGGAGGTCAGCGTGCCGAAGGCGTAGCAGTCAGTTATCTGGCTGTCGTTGACGCCACCGTCGAGCATGACGCACGCGCCACCGTTGGCTGCCCCACTCCGCCCGATGTCTGTGAAGGTGCAGTCGTCCACCCGCAGCCGGTAGATTTGGGTGCCACCGGAGCCCGTGGCGTAGATGGCAGTGCGGCCGGTGGTCTGGAAGGCGCAGCGTCTGATGGTGCAATCGTCGGTACCGCCAGTCACCTGGATCAGACCGCCCCAGTAGTTGCCGCTCCCGATGGTCGTCCCGTTGCCGTGGAAGCCTAGGTCCTCGAACGAGCACTTGTCAGCCGACACGGTGAACACCGCAACGTTTACACCGCCGGCCTGTCCCTTCAGCTTGATGATTGACAGGTCTCGACCTGCCCCTCGAAATCTAGCGGCAGCAGTCAGTGTCATCGGAGCCAGGATGTATGTCCCCTGCGGGAAATACACCGGCTGACCCGCTGCTGTTATGATAGCTGCTGTGACGGCAGCGCTGTCGTCGGTTATACCGTCACCCTGCGCGCCGAACGCCTTGACGTCGTACACTCCCTTTAGTGAGCCGTCTGTGTTATGGGACTGTAGTAGAAAGCCATTGAGTATTACGTCGTAGGGGTTCTCCCCTGTGACGGGTAGCCTAGGCATTAGCCTTCCTCATCGACCGACAGAACGTACACAGGTATCCACGGCCGTCAATGTGCGCGTCGGCTCGGTAAGATAGTTGCTCTCCAGCCGACAACACGACGTACCTGAGTGCTGACTTCGGGACGTCCTGCCGACCGCAATCCTCACATTTATCGGTGTTCGTGCTCATTCGCCTAACTCCTCGAATGCAAGCAAGTGTGCTAGTGCGTCAACCTCGTGACGGAGAGCGTAACTCTTAGGCAGCAGAGAGTTCGCGGCTAGTAGCCAAGGATACCGCCTTTGGGGCGTGTGCATAACGCAACGAACGCCGAGCGCATAGCACAACGCCTTGATCCCTCCAACTAGGTCAATGGTGTAGATCATGTACTTATCGACTCGGCCGCCGGTAGCAAACAGCTCACAGATCACAACATCGGGTTTCTCTAGGATGATATCGAACAGTTCAGAAGGGGTGGACGTTGTGGTGGTTGTGTATGATCCGTCAGGCAAGCGCAATGCCACGCCCGTTGAGCCGCCGGGATCAATCGCCAGCACCGTGCGCCCGCGCGTGTCATCACGCGGGGCACCCGGCCGCTGGGCAGTGGTGCTTACGATCCGCGAATTCTTGGCTGTAAGAGACCCCTCGCGTTTGGCTGCAATTCGATTGCGAATTTCTAGGGCCTTGGACGTTACGCGGCGAGGCATAGCTCCCACTTGTCCTTTCGCGGCACCTTGGTCATGTTACGTAGGTTGGGCCCGACGGCTATCTCAGCGGGAATGTTGGGGTAGCCGGGAAACTTCGGGCGTTCCATCACTTCACGCACCAGCTCGCACACTTCTCGCTCGAAGCGCAGATCGTACTCGATCCACAGCGCATCGTGTACGTCCAGTAGGAAGAACGAGTTGTACTCTCGCAGCCGCTCGTGTAGTTCGATTGCGGCTATGAGAACGTGATCGGATGCAATGGACTGGATAGGAAAATTGATCGCCTGACGTAGTTGCTTATGGTCGAGAATGATGGGGAACCGCATGATGCGGCCGGTCGGTGTGCGTAGTTCGCCCTCCTTGCGCGCTTCAGCTTGAATCTCCACCATCCACCTTGCGTAGCGGTCATACACCGACCAGTAGTTGTCTATGAATTCCTGCGCCTCGCGTGTGGTGCAGCCTAGGCCGACCGGTGGTGGGGATGATAGTTTCTCAGCACCCTCACCGTACTGTAGCCCGAACCTAACCTTCTTAGCACCCTGACGTTTCACGTCCCATAGCGGGTTCTTTCGGTGGTTAGGATAGCCGTAATCGAGTCGGCTGATCTTGAAGGCTGCTTCTGCGGTGGCAGAGTGAATGTCGCCAGATAGCAGATGCTCAAGCAGCACAGGATCACGCGACAGAACCCACGCTTCCCATACCTCGATCTGCTCGTAATCCGCCTTGAGCATACCGTGTGTCTTTGGATTGTGCGGTACAAAAACACTGGATATCTCTGCGAACTCGGCGCCGACCGTGTACTCCTGCGGAATCGTTTGCATGGCGGGACGCTTGTACGACCGTCGCCCGGTACGAACGGAGTGTAGTAGCGCGGATGGGTGAACAAGGCCATCTAGCTTGCGCTCCCGTTGAATCGAGAACACATAATCCATGATCTTATCGAGAGCACGGAAACTCTTGAGTTCGCGTAGAAACGGGTGATCCAGCCGGTCGAGAACCTCTTTATCTAGGGAGGGTGCGCCCTTGGGGGTTTTCTTTATCGGGGTCAAGCCGACAATCTGGAACATTAGCTTCTTCAGCTGTATGTTAGAGTTGAGGTTGATGTCCCCTTGAAACCCTAGGTCTGTAGCGTGCTGGACTAATTCCTCAACCATGTCGTTGTATCGGGGCAACCACGTCAGGTACCCCAAGTCAACGAGCCGGCTAAAGTCTACGCCAATGCCGTAGTATTGTGCGTCACGGTACATGTTGTACGCGGGGATCAGCAGATCACGGTACAGGCCGGTAGTGCCGTCGCGTTCCATCTTGGCTGTCAGGATGGGGTCCATGCGGCCAGTGTACGCTACGTCCTTGCCGTTGTACTCGTCGATCACATCGTCGGGGAGGCGATCCATCGTGCCGCGCCGCTTGTCTTTCTCTAGGGCTTCATCGTACCATCCAGCCGCTTGATATTCTCTCGCAAGAATCTTGAGGCCGTGTTGCCCAGACCTTTCATCGCAGCAGTAAGACTTGAGTCCGAGATCCTCGACAATGGGGAGGCGGACGCCCAGTTCCCGCCATATTCCCATTGTATCGTAAGTACCGAATTGGAACTGCCATCTGGCGGCGGGCCATACAAGGTCCCGGGACCAAGCTCCAGGTCGCCAAACGACAATATGCTCTCGACCTGCCATATCCTCCCAGCGGAATCCGATACGTAGCAGCGCATCAACGAACACGTCCGTTTCGGTTTCATCCGTTGATTTGGAGCTAGTTTCAATGTCAATGACAACAGGCCGGTCAAGCGGTAGAGCATCAAGCATCCTCTGTGCGGTCGGCTCGTCGGTGATGATTTCATCGACCACAACGTTGGCAACTGAACCATCCATTGGCCACGTCAGAACGAGCGGAATCTTCTCGAGGTCACGGATGATGTCCTGTGCCATCGACATTGAATTGGCGCGCAGCGCACCGGCAGGGTGCCGAGTCGTGATGACGTAACAGCCGAACTCTTTCGACCACAGCGTTGACCCACGTAGGGTCTTACGCTTGGGATCTGTGCCGGTTAGACGGCTCGTCACAATCCCGCCGAGAGAGACTATGACCTTGGGTTGGGCCCACTCAATCTCGGCACGCAGCCGTTCACCGCAGCCGGCAACTTCTTCGGCAGAAGGTGCATTGTTCCAATAGCAAATCAGGTTGGTGGCGTATGTTTGCTCGCGTGGCCAGTCCACGTATTTGAGTAGCCCGTCTAGCAATTGTCCTGACTGGCCGATGAACGGCCGACCCTTCTCCATCTCACGCTCGCCCGGTGCGATGCCGAGCAATAGCACGCCGTAAGAAGGGTCGCCATAACCTGCGTACATCCGGGATTTAGGATGACACTTTGGCCCCGAGATTGGCCCCTTCCCAGCCAGGATAATCTGGGGTGACGTACTGCTTGTGGGTACAGGTAGCGTCAGTGTCACTGTTGTAGTCGTCCAGACTGTAGAAGAGGGCGGTGCATTCGTAGCATGCAAACTGGTCGCATACCGGGCATATGTGAACACCATCTATCGTGCCACACGCTATGCACTTGGGCATGTAGACTATGCGGGGCATGGGCGTGCCGCAACTTTCTCACTTGAAAAAGTTCACGCCGCTGCCCCACCGAGAGCTTCGGCAATCTCATCATTTGTGATGAGCCCGCGCTGTAGTAGATCGCGTAGAACCAGTGCGCGGAGATATGTTGATGATGATTGCGGCTCCTTCTGCAAGACTTCGATGACACCCTTGTGGAGCGTCGGCTCAATGTAGACCATTAGCGGTACTACCCGCTGCTCGCGTATTCTAGTGGCCATTCTGATCCTCTCGTTCTCGAATTGTCCATAGACGGGTACCCACTTCCGAGTTGTATCGCCACTCAATATCGAAAATCAGTTTGAGTGCGTCTTGCAGCACAAGTAGTTTCTTGCCTAGTGCTTGCGAGTTCTTGTACGCCATAGCGAATGCTTGCTTGTCTAGCGAGTATCGCTCTAGCCCACCCCACAACTGGCCGGGACTTCTGTCAGTCAGCCCTTCGGGTGAAGATGATACGAGCCGACGTAACGCACTCACTAGCATTGAATCTTCTTCCAGTGAGAACGACCGTTGTCCGTAGCGAATCTGTTTGAGTGCGTTCACGAATTTCGGCGCGTCGCCTGTGGCGTTGGTGATCCACAACCCTATCCGTGCGAAGTCCTCGATGCGAAAGTTAGGGCCACGTTCAGGCAGTGGAGATGATAGTGTGCGCTGCACGTCCGCTACAATGCCGGCCCATATGCTACTGCGGTGTAGGATAATATCTTCCTTGATCGCTTGCTCAGGTAGCCAACGATCTTCGGGCAACCGCTCGAATGTTAGGAGTAGGAGACGATCCGCAACGTCCTCGCGTGCGAACTTGGGATTGTGTGCCGTGATTCCCAGCATGGCTGTTCGGCGCAGGATGAAGTTGTCGCCATCTGTGTACAGCATACGCCGGGACACTTCTAGATCGCCAGCAGATTGTGCTAAACGATCTGGTAGCCACCGCTCCCACTGGTCAGCGTTGTCCAAGACGAGAAGTGGGTATTGGCTTGCACCCTGATCGAACTCGTCCTGGTTGGTGACGCCGGATACCGCACGGTGTTGGCCGTACAGCAGAGCGTACACCTTCTTGAACAGTGTAGACTTGCCAGAGCCGGGCTGACCGAACGTAGCGAGAAGGGGGCGCGACGGGCTCACGTTGCGGAACAGCAAGAACACCATCCACGCTTTCAGCATGGCTAGTGCAGGTGCCCGATCTAGACCGATCAGGTTGCCGAGAGCATCGCCGGTGGATGAATGCCCGAACACTTTCTCAGCCCATTCACGGTCAGGGTTGCCGAGACGGAACGGCTCTACGCTTGGCTTCCACGGAAACACTATGTTATCTGTGCCGTTGACGACTGTCTCTACGGATGTGGCTGTGACCTTGAACACGTCGCGCCGACCTGAGTGCAGGTACAGGGTTCGGTTAGGGTGGTCATACCACGACAGGTTGGATTCTAGTGTGGTGTCGGGTAGAGACAGGCAATGGTTCTCCAACCCCTTAGCGATGAACTTGTACTCATCTTCGGTGGGGTTGAGCCCGTACTCCACGTCCATCAGAACGGCCAGATATCGTGAGCCGGCGCTGAGACGTATCGGCCGGCCCACATCGTGTCGCACGTACCATGCGTTCTCGTCGATGGTATGCATGAACGAGCCGCCAGCCTTCATGTACTCTAAGACGCGGGCTAGCATAGTCTGCTTACGCACGATGGACGGCGTGAGCGAACGGTCTTGCAGGAGTTTGTCGCGTGGCCCTTCGCCGCCAGAGCGGATGAGGTCCTGGGCCCGTAGTACGTCCTTGGCCAGTTCACGCCGGGCGTTGGTACGTAGGTCCTTGAACTTGTTGTTGGCTGAGTGTAACGCCAGCCAGAACACCTGATCGCGTTCCGCGCCACACTTGAACAGGCCCAACATCAACGCCCATAGCGACTTGGATCGGTCGCTGGTCGTTGTGTTATACATGTTGTAGACTTTAGCGCTTAGTCCCTTGTCACGGAACGTGAGTAGCAGTTCATTGGGCCCAATCTCGAGGTCGATGTTCTCGACCGCATCGAGCCACGCATCGTCGGCTGTACCGTTAGCACGGGGTACTACGGGCTCTGGCAGGGCCTCGAACGATACCGGCTCGTGCATGAGCAGCGGCGCGTCGATCACTTCGACCGGCTGCGGCCCGGCTATGTACTTGAAATTGAACGTGTCGGGGATGCGTAGTTTTCGTCCGACCGGCCAGCCGCTATGATCTGCGCGAGAGATGGCGTATGTCAGCCTGCGCGAGAGTGTCTCATGTTCCTCTAGCGGCAGATGTTCCGTTAGGAACCAGTACGCCTGATGGCGCCT